AAATGGTTTCGCCTAGAGGATAGCCTTACGCCCTCTCACGACGCCCAGGAGGCCAAGGATACACCCTGGCCGTCTAGTGAGGTCAATTGCGTGGTCATTGAAGATCCAGGGACACCACCAGCTGTTGTGGTTGACCAATATCCGCCTGACGCATAGAGACACAACGTAGCATGTATGTCATTGATTCTAAAGCAATGACACGCTGCATAGACAGATAAGAGGCATTATGTCAACTACGCAAATGTGTGATATTATAGGGCGACAGGGGGGGGTGGGGTGAGGCTACCATGTGCGTGCGCGTACGATACCGCTCTGGCAAATATGTAGCCTACCCCAAGCGGTAGTAGATCATGCAACCGAGGGCAATACAGGTGGCAAGAATGAGGCTTGCAGACGCTATCTCCACTGTCTTTGATATATCCAAAGCTGAGGCCAAGCGTCTCATCCACTCTGGGGCCGTCACTATCTGGTCTGCCCCTACAATTTTCACCTACGAGGGCAAGGTCTGGTCAGTTCTCACCCGCTGCCCCCACTGTGGCTGTACCTACGACCCTACACGGTATGTGGAGTGCCCAATATGCGGACCGAATTAGCCCTAGAAGCCATCCTTGCCCTCCCCGCAGGCCGGGAACTCGACGTTCTTGTGGCGGAGAAGGTGATGGGTCTTTCCGTGGAAGATTATCATTACCCCATAGCGTGGAAATACGTCGAGGTTCCCCACTACTCCACCTCCATCGCCGCTGCATGGGAGGTGGTGGAGAAGTTGAAATCCACTTTTACGCTGGATCGCACGGGAAGGGCTGTTGGGTTTGACTTAAATTATTCGTCTATCTTCAAAATTTGGTCGGTGAACTTGATCGTAGATGAGATGGGACCAGTAGAGAGAGTTGACGCCGACACTGCCCCCCTCGCCATCTGTCGCGCAGCCCTGAAGGCGGTGATGCGATGACTAAGGATAAGGCATGGCAGCAGGCCGTAGAATTAGTGAAACTTGGCACACCGGCGTATCATGTTTACAAAACAGCAGAGGAGCACTTACATGTTTTATCTGGATATGATTGTCCATGTAATCCTAAAATAGAACTCTGCGAATGGACGAACTTGATTATTCACAATAGGATGGACAATTGACCCGCCTCCGCGAATTGGACGAGCAACGGGCCCTCCTCGCCCAGGCCATCCTCGAGCGAGCCGCGACCGATCCCCTCTTGAACTTCCAGCCGACGCCCAAACAAAAACCTTTCATTGAGAGTGTGCTGTATGGGAAAAAAGCGGAGAATTGGTTTGTGGCAGCCAACCGTTCAGGCAAATCGGATGCTGGCGCGTATATTGGGTCGAGTCTCGCCAGGTTTGGCGGAGACCCTCGTAGCGCGTATTCTGAAGGGGGAGCAGTTGAAATCCGAGATCGAGCAACATCTGGATGGGTTAGCAGCATTGATTTTCCCACCTCCCGTGACATCATCGAGCCCAAATACTTCAACAACGGCTTCGTCCCGCCAGGGGCGACGCACGAGCCGTTCATCCCGGACCGGGAAATAAGTGAGTGGCGGGTGTCAGATCGGGTCTTGAAGCTCAAGAACGGTTCCATCGTGGGCTTTAAGTCGGCCGATGCTGGCAGTACCAAATACCGAGGGGCGGAGAAAGACTGGATACACTTTGACGAGGAGCACAGTAAACATATCTACGAGGAATCCGTCATCCGTATTGGGGGCCGGCCACTGCGGGTGTTTGGCACGGCCACACTCTTACCCCCAGAAGGCCAGGTAGGAGGAGTGACCTGGATTTTCACCGACATCATCAAGCCCTGGGAAATGGGCAAGCTCCCCAATGTGGGCATCTTCGGAGCCTCTATCTATGACAACCCCCACTTGGATCAGCGGGAAATCGGCCGGCTGGAGTCCATTTATCCCGAAGGTTCCGTCCAGCGGCGTATCCGGTTGGGTGGCGAGTGGTTGCCAGGCTTATCTGGCGCACGAGCCTATCCGTCCTTTGATCGGCGCGTCCATGTCAAGCCCCAACCCCCCATCACACAACGGATGCCCCTGGCCTGGTACTGGGATTTCAACGTGGAGCCGATGGTCAGCGGGATCGGGCAGCGCCACATGAAGCTGTTTCGCGTCTATCGGACCTTTCGGCTCCAAGAGGGCAGCGTCCTTGACATGGTGCAGCTCTTTTACGATGCTGTGCCAGATCATCGCGGGGAAATATGGATTTATGGCGATGCCACCTCCAAGGGGCGGTCACGGCAGACGGGTCAGAGCGACTACAGCCTGATTTTGAACGCCATGCGACAATACGGAGCTCCTGTGCGCCTCAAGGTGCCGGAGAAAAACCCTATGGTGCCAGACCGCATTAATGCCGTCAATGCGGCCTTGCGGGATCAGGGGGGCGTGTCCATCGTGGAGATTGACCCCTCCTGTGAACACCTGATTGACGACTTGGAACAAACCTTGCGGGATGATCGGGGCGGGATCAAGAAATCCCACGATAGGCGCGATCCCTATTATCAGCGGACGCACGATTCGGATGCGTTTGGGTACTGGATTTCTTATGAGCAACCAGTACGTCGGACCGGGCCGTTTGATAGCCTGAAAGCGGCCATTGGCATGCCGGGGTACGCATGGGCGCAGAGATGAAATGGAAGAAAGTCGGGTCCACATTTGCGGATACAGATTTATCTCCATGGCATGATGATGCAAGACGATCTCTGGGTCCAGGGAAAAGATATATTATCTATGCTGGCTTTTATGGTCCGGCTCCATGGGACGGATTTGGTATTGGATGGGCGGAAGAAACAGAGCACAATGTCGTAAACCAAGCAGTCGGATGGAGATTTTATAGTGACAGAACAGCATGCATATATGGCTCGTTTGATACCTGATGTCAAAATCTGCCGCCTCTGCCCCAATGCCCTCTTAACCCACGGGGCACGGGCAATCGGCGTCTGTCACGACTGTATAGCGAGCGAGAAAACATCCAAGGGGATCCCCATTCCTGGATACTGGAGGCAAGGCGATGCCACGAAAGAAACAGCCGGGAGAGGATAGGCCAGTCGCTAAGGGGGCGGATCTGACCGTCCTAACAGCCATTCGGGCTTACAAACACGAAGCCGAGATGGCGAAGCGGGACCGCACGGCTCTCAATCGCTTCAACACCAACACCTATTTGGGTCGGCAGGACTGGTCCCACAAGCAAAAAGGCCAGTCCAAGGAGTTTCTGCCCAAGGTGCCTGTGGCCGTGGAGCAGTTTTCGGCCTTCGTGAAGCGGGCTTTGGTCCAGTTTGGTGAGTGGTTTACGATGGATATGCCACCCAACTCAGTTCTCCAGGCCCACGAAGCCCGCGATTTAGTCCTCTGCTTCCTCAATCGTATGCCAGACGGGCTCCAAAAGTGGACCTCGTTTCCCCTGGTGCTGTCTGATGGGGTCAAAAAGGGCCTCCTGGAGTCCCTAATAACCCTGAAAATCCACGGGAGGAAGCGCACCGAGCGGCAATTCTTCGCTGAGAGAGGCATTGAGTTCGTGTCGGTCGGTGAAGAGGGCCAAATTCGGGCCAATGAGACAAAAAGCCTCAAAACACGGGAAATTCAGCCGTGGCGGCTGATTATTGACCTTATTTCCGCTGAAGATTACTTCCCAGACCCCACAGACCGCAATTTATACGAAATACACACCGTCGAGCGCGATTTATCGGACTTGATTGAGGTGGCCGAGAATGATGACATCTACGATCCCGATGTTTTGGAGCTGATTGACCAGGATTTTGAGAAAAAGTATGAATCGTGGGAAAAATCGCGGAGCCGCAACCAAACAGACGCCACCCCTCCGTCCTTTCGTAAGCGAGTGGTGGTTGACGAGTTCTGGGGCGATATTTTGGACGCGCGGGGCCGGGTGGTAAAAAAGAACTGTGTGGCTGCGATTGCCAATGACCGATACTTGCTCCGCGCACCAGAGGACAACCCCTTTTGGCACCAGGAATCGCCCTTCGTCAGTTCCCCGCTGGTCCGGGTGCCGGGATCCGTTTGGCACAAGGCCCTCTTCGACCATGTTGCTCCACTCAACGTGGCGATCAATGAGCTCTTCAACCTCATGCTGGATGGGGGTCTGTCGTCTGTGTGGGGTATCAAGCAGGTGCGGACGGGTCTGCTTGAGGATCCACGCTCGATTGCCGGCGGCATCCCCCAGGGCATTAGCCTTGCCATCAAGGATGAGACCCCAGACGGCATGAAGGTGGTGGAAACGGTCTCCGAAGGCAAGGTGCCCCAAGACGCCATTGCCATGTTTCAAATTGCCAACAGCGAGCACCTGGCCGCTTCGCTTTCCAATGAACTTCGCATGGGTATGCTGCCCCCGAAGCAGGTCAAGGCCACAGAGGTCATCGAGGCTTCTCAATCCTCGGCCGTCACCCTTGATGCCATCTCCGCCGACATTGAAACGGAACTTATTGGGCCGACACTTCGCAAGGCGTGGATGACCATTTTGCAGAATGCCGATGACCTCTCCAGCCAGGATATTGTGGGTTCACTGGGAACGCGGGTGGCGTTGACCTTGGCCCGGATGGGGCCAGAGGAGCGATTTGCCAATTTGGCCGGGGGGTGCGGTTTTCGCGTTCACGGCCTCTCGGCTACGCTTGCGAGAGTGCGGGACTTCCAAAAAGCCGCCGCCCTCATGCAAATGGCTGTGTCCAACCCCATCCTCTTCCAAGCCTTCGCCAAGCGGTTTAGCGGTGACAAGATCCTGACGTACATGATGAAGCTCTTGAATATCAATCCGTCCCACTTGGAGCAAAACCCCGAGGAATTGCAGAATATGCCCACTCGCTTTAAGGAGTTGATGGGGCTCATGCAGATGCAGGGGGGTCAGGGGAAGGGTGGGGCGTTGCAGGGGGAAGGGGAGTTGCCAGCAGAAATTAACCAGACGGTGAACCCGATGACGGGCATGGCGGGATGAAACACGGAGAATTATTTTCTGGGCCTGACCCGAACGGGGTCAGATATACAGAGGCGCGTTGGTGTGAAATTCATGGGCGTCCGCTGATGGTATCCCTGACCAAGGTGGGATTTACACGGATTGGAATATGAGGGAAATCTGCTCTTATTGTAACCAATCATGGGAAGAAGATGAAAATGGCCAGCCATTATGTTGCAATGGGGCCGTTGAGGAATTTGAGAA